GTTTTTTTCCTGTTCCAGCAGCAGGCCCTTGGAGACGTAGGTCAGCTGGAACGCCTCGAAGATCGGCCAGACGTCTAGAAGGGCGTCGATGGCCTCCGGGCTCGGATCGATGGAATTGCCATCCGCGTCGCCGATGCCCCCCCAGGCGAGCACCGCCCGCCGCGCCAGCGCCTTGGCGAAGGCGACGGCGCGCTCCTCGTCGGAGGCGTCCTCGGGCACCGCGTCGACGGCTGCGTCGCTGCGCGTCGCCACCATCAGCGCGGTGGTCAGCGGGCGCAGTTGCACCCGAACGCCGGGAGCGAGGTCATGCCAGCGCGGGGCGTTGGTCAGGTCGAGCGTGAGCATCAATACGTCTCCACGTCATTCACGAGGGTGGCGGTGCACATCCGGCCGACCACGCTGTCGCGCGCGGCCTGCCAGTCGAAGGTGGCCTGCACGCCCTGCGGCCCGGAAATCTCGATGCGCGGGCGCGGCAGATAGACGGCGTGCACCGTGAAGGTGAAGCTCTCGCCCGAGGGCAGGACGTAGGCGAACTCCATCTCGCAGGCCTCGCCGTTGATCGCCTGCGTCACCAGTGTCTGGTCGGCGAAGCGGACCTCGATCCGGCCAGTGAGCGCGGCGATGGACGGGTCCGCGCCATCGATGCGGCCGTCCGAGCGGATCGTCTCGATCCGGTCGAGGTTGTTGGCGTAGGTGATCTCGGCCGAAACCACGTTGCCGAGCGCGGTGCCATTGCGCGTGATCGACCCGTTGAAATGGCCGAAACGCTTCAGCTCCAGTGCCGTAGGCGTCCCCGCGCTCGTCGTGGTCCCGATCGTCTCGCCCTGCGCCACCAGTCGCGCCGTGGCGGTCAGGAGCCCCGAGCGCTGCATCTGCCAGGTGATCTGGTCGAGCACGCAGCCCGAGTACATGGCGTAGCGCGGCACCTCGGGCATGCCGGTCTCGATCGACATGCTGGGCAACGTCCATGACCCCGACTGGAACTCGTGGCTGTACGGGGCTTCCGCACCCGTGGTCGTGGGCGTGCCGAAGGCCGCCTTCAGCCAGAAACCGAAGGCTTCGGCGTCGAGCGGCACGACGACCTCGCCATCCGCCGTCACCGCGTCCTTGATCGGCGCCAGCGGATCGCGGCCGTAGCCGAGAAGCTCGGAGTTCAGCAGCGGCTGCTCCGCCCCGAGCGATGTGCTGGCGAAGGGCATCCGCGTGAAGCCGCTTGCAGGCGGCATTCCATAGGTCGTCTCGAACGCAAGCGCCATCAGCGCCCGCGCCCCCTGGGCTCGTGCCATGGTGTTCTCCTCGGGTTGTCGGGATCAGCCGAGCTGGTCGGCCGTGGAATAGTGCAGCACCACTGGGATCACGGCGGCCTTCAGGCTGGCAGCGCCCTCTACCGGCAGATCGACGGGCCGAGGCGCTTCCGCCTCGACCCAGTCACAGAGCCCGCCAAGCGTCCGGTCGGCTGCGAGCGCCGTGCCGATGCTGGCGGTCAGCGTGTCGAAAGCGACATCACGGTCGGCGCCCTGTACCACCGCCTCGATCTCGGCGCAGTGCTGGTAGTGGTAAGCGAGCGGCGACAGCGTGACGTCCGGCTCACCCGGCTCGCCATCACGCAGGATCAGCAGGCCCTCGGCCGGCACGCGCTCTGGCAGCACTTCACCGCGCAGTGCGGTAGCCGGCAGCACCGAAAGCCGCGCGTGCAGCGCGGCGAGGATGGTTTCACGAGGGGTGGGCATGTACGGACGCTCTGAGAGTCGTTATTGCAAAATTAGTGCTTCAAGGCTATATAGCCTCCAAGACATGAGGACCGGATGCCGTGGACCGTTTCGTTCGCAGAGGAGTTCGAGCCGGAGTTCGACGAACTCCCGCAAGAGGTGCAGGACGCGATCCTGGCACGCGCGCTCCTGCTGGAACGCGAGGGGCCATCGCTCGGTCGACCGCATGCCGACACCCTGACAGGGTCGAAGCACGCGAACATGAAGGAATTGCGCTGCAATGCCGCTGACGGCGTATGGCGCATCGCCTTCGCATTCGATCCCGACCGGCAGGCGATCCTGCTTGTCGGCGGGGACAAATCAGGTGGCAGCGAGAAGCGCTTCTACAAGCAGCTGATCGCCCGGGCCGACGAACGGTTCGACAGCCATCTCGAGAGACGGAAAGGATGACGATCATGGCACGGACTCTCAAGGACAAGCTGGCTGCCCTCGATCCCGCCCGGCGCGCTGGCGTCGAGGCCGAGGCGGATCGTCTGCATATGGAGTACCTGACGCTGCAGGAGCTGCGGAAAGCCAAGGAGATGACCCAGGTCCAACTTGCGGACACGCTCGGCATTCAGCAGGCAACGGTGGCGAAATACGAGCGTCAGAGCGATCTGCTCCTCTCGACGCTCACGAGCTACGTGCGCGCGATGGGTGGCAACCTCAAGCTGATGGTCGAGTTCCCCGGCAAGGCTCCTGTCGCACTCGAGGGGCTCGGAGACACTGAGGAACCCCGTCGTCGGCGGCGCGCGGCGCGAGAAGAGCGAGAGGTTGAGGCGCGCGCCTGATCATCTAATCCTTCCGTCCACCCAGTTCGCCACGATCAATCCCGGCACACCGTCCAACGCCCGGTCCGCGTCCCGCGCCAGGTCCAGCCGCTTCGGCAACTTGACCTGCGGCACCAGCAGGAAGATCGGCGCGGTGACCTTGCCGCGTCCGGTCTTCGAGCGCGACACCACCGCCTGACCCTTCGTGTTGATCCGCCCTTCGGCCACCAGCAGGCTCGGGCCGGTGCGGCGATAGACGAAGCGCAGGCGCAGCCCGCGTCGCCGCTCCCATTCGCCGGGCGTGATCCGGCCGCCCCGCAGGGACTTGCCCGCCGCAGGCAGCGGGATCGCCAGCCAGAACCCGTTCTTCGAGCGGATCAGCGGCCCCGTGTCATGCGCGCCGACGATGACCGGCGCCTTCGACCAGACCAGCGCCGCGGCGTCCAGGCTCTCGCCCGACCTCGGGAAGTTCTGGCTCCGGATCGAGTTGGCGAGCCGGGGCCCGAGCCCCGCCCCAGTAATCTGCAGCCGCCACGCCGTCTTCAGCCCGGTCCCGGCCTCGCGCATGGCGGCGGTGACGGCGCGTTCGCCCGCCGCGACCTCGGCCGCCATCATCGCGACGATGTCGGGATCAATGTCGAGCTTCAGTTTCACGCGGGCCTCAGATCGACAGTCCAGACCAGCCGCTCGCGGTCACGGACGGGCTCGCCCTGAATGAGGAAGGCGTCGCCGTCGATCTCGATGCGGTCGCCGGGGCGCGGGTTCGCGACCTCGGCGACGCGCAGGTCGATCTGGGAGGTTTCCGACCACAGCCGCGCATCGCCGAAGTCGGTGACGGCATCGGCGCGCCGGGCGACGACGCGCACCAGAACGGGCGCGCCGCCGTCGGCGATGTAGACCGCGTCCCGGCCGATGTTCGGATCGGCGAAGAGCGAGCCCACGGCTGCGGCGAAGGCGCTCATCAGAACGCCGCGTTCAGGCGCACCCGGCCGATGGTGTCGCCCGCGCCGCTCGCCACCGCCTCGACCGCCACGCCGACGAGGGTGTTGTCGGTCGCGACGGTCGTGGTGCGCTTGTTGGTGTCGTCCCAATAGACCTTCGCGCCGACGGTCCAGGCCTGGGAGCCGACCTTGGTGATGTCGAAGACCCCGACGAGCGCGGTCTCGACAGGCTCGCCAAGGGCGGCCGCTCCGGCGGCGATGCCGAAGATGGAGCCGACGAGCAGGCCATAGCCAGAGGCGACGGCATAGGGCGCGGTCAGGGTGATGGTGTTGCCGGGCTGGACGAAGTTTTTCATAATGGGGATCCTCGTGGAAAGACGAAGGGCGGCCCGTGAGGACCGCCCGTGTGTCAGGGTTCAGCATGGGGTGCGGGTTACGCGCCCGGGTTCTTGTAGAGACCGCGCCAGTCGATGGCCTTGGCGCCGAAGTCGAGGCGGCACTTGATCTCGACCCCGTCGACGTCGAAGCCGTTGCGCGTCTCGATGTAGGCGCCCTGCTGGCCCTCGAGATAGGCGTACTCGATGGTGTCGATCTGGTTCGGGCTGGCCGCCAGATACCAGGCGGTCTCGCTGGCTGCGTCGAGGCGGGGCTCGCTGATCGGCGCCAGCGTCCGGATCGACTGCGGCACCACGCTGGCGGTCGCGGCGGGCACCAGGTTCTGCGCGACCAGCTGCTCGGCCTTCAGTTCCAGCGCGGCGGGCACGATCAGGAAGGCGGGGCGGACGTTCAGCACCGTCTTCTTGTCGAGGCCCGTCTGCTTGGCCATGGCGGCGCGGGCCGCACCGACGCTGCCGACGTCAAGTGCCGTACCGGTCCCAGCGAGGTTCTTGTGCGTGGTGTGGAATAGCGCGTTGCCATCGGCCATCGCCGGGTTGGCGGTGATGATCCCCCAGACCACGTCCGACTCCAGCTGCGCGATGGAGTTGCCGTACATCGCCGGGATGCGGGTGAAGGCGTCAAGATCGTCATTGATCAGCGTCTGGCGGGTGATCGCGACCACCCGGCCATAGGTCTTGACCTTGTAGCTCTCCTTGCTCTCGCCCAGCGTCCCGCGCTTGAACTCGCCGCTCTCGCCGACCTCGAGCAGCTGCGGCGCTTCGCCGAGCTGGACGCGGTGCATCGCCTTGAAGTCGGTGGCGAGCACCTGGCGGCAGAACAGCATGAAGGTGCGGGGATAGGCCTCGTAGGCTTGCCGGAGGGTCTTGTTGGTGACCGCCGACAGGATCTCGGGGAAGTCCGAGGTCGAGTGCAGCGCCCGCGTCGCCACCTCGTCGCGCGACAGGCCCCGCGTGTTCACCCCGGCATTGCCGAGGCTTTCCCGGGCCAGTTCCAGCAGCGTCATGCCGCGATACTGCCGGGCTGCGTCCTCCAGCTGGAACAGCGTCGGGCTGTAGCGGTGCAGGAGTCCGTTGACTTTTTCCAAGCACCAGCGCATTTCTGCCACAGATGCGCTCAAGTGAACCCAACGCCTTGACTCTTCAAACTAAACACTCGACCTTAGCCGGTATCCAATCACGCGTCAGGGCAGATGGAAATGAAGAGTAACAATTCTTGAAGTGCCTAAGTTGTACCTTGCGCGTTAGGTATCATAGCAGCACCAAAAATGGATGGAAAACATGAACACGAGCGCTCAGCAAAAGCTCAACACAGTCAATGAGCGGATCGCTCAAGCCGAGACCGCGAACTTGGCTCAGATGGAGTTTGTTGAAAATGACGCTAAATCTATTGGCTTTGAAGAGGATGCAGCAAGAAGAATTGCTGAGGTTTGGCTTTCTGTGAAATCGCGCCATGACATTGTGAATCCAAAGTAAATCGCCCTCAGACATGGACAATAATGGCGTTGAAATTTATTTGAAGAGCCCGCTGCACATTGGCTCTGTTCTTTCAGAAATACATGATTTTATTGGGGAAGGGCTGAGACGATTTCCTGAGCATTTCAAGATTCCGCTGAGAGTCATATCTTCTGGGAAAACGTTGATCGGCGCTGATCTGCTCGCAGAGCAGCGTTTTTCCTCGCTTGTGAAAGAGGGTGAGCGGGGGAGATTATTATCTGTTGAAGGCGAAGAAAGTCTTGCAAACAGAAAGCTCAATTTTCGCGGAAGCGATAAAATCCATCTTTTATGCGACATAATTGATGGAACTGACCTTTATGTCAGGGGCTTTTCAAATTGGTGTTCAGCTGTTGTTGCGTTTAATCCGTCAGAGCGCCGCGTAGTTTGCTCGCATGTGTACGTGGTTGGGGACCGTAATTCAACGCTTTATTCAGCTAGCGCTGATGGCGATAAGCCGTTCACAACGCAGTTTCGAGAGGTTGTAACCGCCGGGGACAAAGGCCCTCCTGTAGCGGAGATGTTTGAGGCTCCGAAGCATGTGGAGGTAGGAGCAAGCAAGCCGTTTGGTGAAGCAACAATTTGCTGTTACGGGCAAAAATTTAAGAACTTGGAAGCGCTAGGCCAGTTGTTCAAGAGCTCGGAGTCGAAAGAATTGCTTCTCCGTAAAGAAATGGAGAACGCGCGCTTTCACACCCTTGCTGGTAATCCAATGATGTGCCGAATAATTGACGGATCTGTAGATATTGTTTTTGATATTTTTGGTCAAGCTCCTCATGACGTAGTTCCTGGAGCGTTTATCGCACTCAAGGCGGGAGCTGTGATGTACGACTTAGGCGCCAATCCGAGAAGAGAGGATCGCCGAGTTGAAATAGAGGATTTTATTGAGTTTCTTTTCGAGCCAAACAATGAGCGTATGAAGTATGTGATTGCAAGCGGTGAGGCGCTGGCTGAGAGCTTTTTGAATGTTTTGAGGTCAGCAAAAATTATATGATCGACAGCAGGTTCGCCATCGCGTCCTTCTGCGGATCGACCGCCTCGAACTTTGGCGGCGACCATTCGACCGGCACGGTCGGCGACGGGATCTGACCCGCCGCCCACGCAGCCTCGGTGAACCACCGCCAGACCGGCGCGCAGAACATCGGGATGAAGAGCTGCCACTGGACGGCGTCGATCTGGCGGCGGAACTCGACGAGCCCCGCGCGGATCGAGGAATAGTTCACCTGGGACAGGTCCCCGGTCAGCAGCTCGTAGGGCACCCGGAAGCCCGCCGAGATCGTGTGCAGGCTGGCGCGCTTGTATTCTCCATAGCCGCCCGTCGCCGATGGCTGGTTGAAGCGGATGTCCTTTCCGCCGCGGGCATAGGCGATGAGCCCCGGCTCGAACTGCTCGACCCGGTTGCCGTCGGCATCGACCACGGAGGGCGCGATGCCCTGCTGCGCCTCGTCGTCGCCGAAGACGATGGCGGTGACACAGGCCTCGGTCTTCTTGCGGACCAGTTCGGCCACTTCATAGTCATCGAGATCGCGCAAGCTGCGGATGACCGGCGCGCCCCAGGGAACGCCGCGCGCCTGCGTGCGCTGCTTCTCGTAGACATGGGCGATCTCGCTCGCAGGGACGGGGCGGCTCTGCAACCCGTTCTGCAGGGCCCCATAGGCGTCGCCCGGATGCTCCGCGTGCAGCCAGTAGGCCCGGCGCTTGCCAACCGGGTCGAACTCGATCCCCTGCACGAGGCGTCCCGCGCCGAGGGCGCCGGATTTCGTGGCGTCGAGGAAGTCGGCCTCCAGAACCTGCAACTGCAGCGGCACGGGCAGGCCGTCGCTCGCGCGCCGGACACGGCGGCGCACCAGCACCTCGCCCGCCTCGACCATCTCGCGGCAGATCAGCGTCTGCAGCCCGTAGAAGTCGAGCTGGCCGTCGGCGTCGCAGTCCGCCGTCCAGCGCTCGAACAGCGTATCCACCTTCCGGTCCAGCGTGTCGTCGCCGCTGGCGGCGCGGGGCATGATGCCCGCGCCGATGATGTTGTTGACCAGCACCGCCACGGCCTTGGCCGCATGCGGGTTGTTGCGCACCAGATCGCGCATCCGGTCGCGCAGCAGCGCCCCGGCCACGCCGATCTCGGTATCGGCCGAGGAGCCTGGCGCGCGCCAACCCTCGGTCCGCCGTCCGCGTGCGGCACCCCCCACCTATCCGTTCAGGACATGCGAAAGGCGGGGGCGATCCAACTTCTGACCGGTCCTTGGGAACCTCCATCCTTTCGACCCGTCCCCCGCC